ATGGGAAGGTAGCCGATGTTTAGCACCGTGATGGTTTGGTAGGCCGACTGAGCACCAATCGAGAAACTGCCAAAGGTTAGAACCGCAGGATTGACAGCGACTTCATAAGGCGCCTGCTCCCTGTGATCATCGTGAATGACACGACTGGATCGATCTTCGTGATCCAGTCGGGAGACATCTTCAAGTGAAACGTAAGATGGAATAGTCATGATGTCCTCTCTTAGAACTAAGTCCTAGTGTGGCGGGTGCTGCCTAGAACACCGTCACATTACGGTTTATTGGAAGGCGGTCATGCCCCATATATTGCTGGAGAAGTTAGGACTAAAGGACGCTGGAATTATCGTGCTGGGAAGAGTCCCTCCCGTCCCCGAACCCGTACTCCCAAATCTGCTGATCCCTATCGTGTTTGGTGACGCAGCCAGCGCCGCGCAAGAACTCGCACAATTGCTGGTGACGGCAATCAGGTAAGTGCCCGGCACAAGTAACACGGATGAGGTCATCGCCTCACTCACAAAACCTGTAGCTGGAGCGAACGTGGTTCCGGCAATCGGGCCAGTATGAGCTAACAGCGATCCACTCGTGCCTGTCCCAAATCCGAGCGAATACACGCCGATGTCGTAAAGATTCGTGCCCGTGTTGTCAGCGGTAGTTATTCGCACTCCGAGGTGGCCCAAATTGATGGCCGTCGGGAAATTGTACGAGTACATTTCGGTCGAACCGTTCGGGATCACAGATCCCGCCGTGCTATTGAAGGCGACTAGAGGTATAACCTCAGCCGCCGCCGCCACGCCCGGAATGTCAGACACCCACGCCTCTTGCTGATCTACACTGTTGATCCGGCAAGTGACCCGATGGGTTGAATTGTTGTTCCAGCAGTCCCCTTCCGTTCTAAGCGTTGGGGACGAAGCCACCCCAGAACCATACCCAAAACCAGCGTAGGTTGTGTTACCCGGCGAAGTGAAATGGAAGTTGTTAATAGTCCAATTGTTGTTGATGCCCGAAGTCCCATTCCAAGCCTTCTGAACAGGCACCACAGCACCAGCCGTAGTCGTGTAACTGAACGTATCGGTGAATGCTGTTGGGGTAACTCCCGCACTTTGATTTGATCCCCACGTTTCAGTTTCCGTCTGCGTCTGAACAGTCGAACCATCGTAATAAGAATTTTTCGTATCGTGAATGTGACCGCCGCCAGCAATTCCGCAACCCACAAAACGCGCCGCGCTTGTGGGGGGATATGCAATGGACAGAGTTGAATCACACTGCCACAATACAGACGTGCTGGCGATGCCCCCCAAGAAATGGGATGCGAGTTGACCCGTCTGATCTATGTGCAGGGCAGTGTCGGTAATGGTGCCTGTAAAAGTGCCCCCGGCAGCATTCACTGTAGTGACACTCGAAGAAGACGTAGGCGCTGGAATTTTAGTTACTGGATTGTTAAGGATACAGTTAGCAACCTTAGCGTGACCGGCGGCATTGAAATGATGAACGCTAGTTGGGTCAAAGTCATTGGGGTCGCCAGATTCGCAGGGCAATGTATCGAGTTTGTTTACAGAGAAACCAGACTGCTGATCGTAGAGTGTGGCCGTATCCAAATCATTGTTGAGTTGGTGCCAGATGCCCCACTGATAGCCGTCTTTGGTAGCTGGGATACTGGTATGCCATTCCTGTGCTGGCCAAGCGTCGGTATTTATGTTACAGGTGGTGCATTCAAACCCTCTTCCAGTTCCCATTCCGATGACCGTGAAATTGTTCAATGGGTTTGTCACAGAAAGAACGGTGACTGTTACCTGATACCAGCTACCAAGAGTTGGAATGAAAAGCGAGTTGCTAATTCCAGTTCCGGGATTGGCCGCGACAGATGAGTTAGATAACACGGCAGGGAACACAGTCGAGTTAGCATTAGCGCCGGTGACATTGATGAAGTTCAAAGTCGTAGCTGTTACTACAGTGTTGAAGATGGCGCTTGCTGCTGGTGTAAAGGGACCGCTACTCGAACTCCCTACACCAATCTGGACTTCAAATGTGGCACCGTTTTTAACGGCAGTCCCTGTCGGAGCCGATACAGTGGCCGTGCCTGAGCAGGTTGCTGTGCCATTGATAGCGGTTGCTGATGTTGCCGCAGAAGTGCTTCCGCCTCCTGTGTTCGTAATAACCAGCGCCGTGCCACCTGCTATGGTATTGGTGCCGGTCAAGGCTACTGTAGCCGTGCCTCCTGCATTACCGTTGTTAAATGTGGTCAGATTACACGTCTGCCCAGTGGTGCCGACTGCTGTGATGCCGGAAGTGTAGGTGCCAGAGACAATACCATTGCCCGTGTTCGGGTTGTATACCCGATATAGCACAGTGACAGGTTCGCCGCCCGTAACAGATTGCCACGCTGGAAACGTCAGCACATCATTTATGGTGTGAGACTGACACCCTGGATGTGTCCCATAGTAGGTGTCGGCAGTCCATGATCCACCTGAGCAAGTTGAGCCAGTAGCCTCGTACCAGTTTGCGGGATCAATCGAGTAATACTCTTCACGAGCCATCCATGTTTGAATAAGATCTGGCTCGATTGGCAACGAGACAGGCGAACTATTGCGCTGAACTCCCTGCATGTCATTGGTCTGACCGTCATTAATTGATAGCATCGAGTCTGATGGGCCTGTGAAGTTGTTAAGTTCTCTCCACCAACCATCTTGGCTAGAGTCGCCGGCAGTAGCTTCAACAGTCACAGCACTGCCACTTATACCGAGCGAAGTAGCAACGATTGCCGGATAACATTTCGTTGCACTTGTCCATGGTACGGTACAGTCTGCCGTACCAGGACCGCCAGCCGAGTATCCAAAAGGGATTGAAGTGCCAGCACTATGGTAGCTGGTATATGAGTGAGACTGAGCGTAGTTGTAAAGGCTGAATGTAACAGCCTTTCTCGCGCCAAGTCCAGAAAAGCGAGGATCAGTTGCATACGACGACGGTAGCAGGGATGAGAGCCCTGAAGGATAGGGTATATGGAACTGGTTGGCTACCACAGTCGGAGCCGCAAAGGTGCCTGAGAAATTGCCGTTCGTGCCGTTGATTACGTTGGGTGTGGTGCCACCGATCACGCCGGGGGATGCCGGGTTGAAGCTGCCTCCACCTGTGATTGAAACCGCGCTTTGAGCAGTCACGAGTCCTTTATTATTCGTGGTCACTTGGCATACATGCGTAGTATCTCCGCATGTGCCGGGCGAGCTGTTGACCGTCGCTAGCGTTAAGGCTTGCGAACCCGAACCCGGACCCACTAAACCATCCCCAGTGAGTTGAGTTATGCCGCCTGAACCAGTGGGCCAAATAGTGATGCAGTTTGTGTTGATGCAAACACTGCCATCAAACTTCACAGCCCCAGTCACTTCAAATGTGCCTTTGACTTTGGTGTCGCTCTGAACAGTCGGAGTCTGTGCCAAACCAAAGGCACACGACAGAAGAAACAAGAGAGTAAAAACGATCCTTCGCATTGGCATTATCCTCGTGGAAACATCATAGGGCTGGAGATGTCGTAGGTTAGGTCAGTGTTCCGAGCAAAGAACTGCTGACTAATGGCATTGGCAGTCAAGTCGATGTCGCCATGACTCAGGAAGTTGGTAGGCCACACAAAAGTATGCCCACCGACTGAATCCTGTTTGATGCGAACCAGGATCAGTGCCGGAGAGGTGATTGAGACGTTTGTAAGAAGAGTCTCAGTCACATTTTCAGTCAGATCCACTTCGATGATCGGCGAGGATGTGAGATCGAACGTTATTATCGGCCCCACAACAACCGATTCAATCGTTCCAGCCATACTCAAATTGTAAAGCATTTGCATGTTAGCTGAGACATGCCGAATGATATCCATGTGCATCGCAACATACTTCACAACCTCATAGGAGTTGCCAATGAGCTTATCGATGAGCATGGTGTGTGTACCACATTCTTCAAGGCCGAAGAATTCATTTCGGCGATCGAAGTAAGGGTTACGAAGTGGGTTACAGGTGTTTTGCATTCCCATAGATCAGCGCCATCCCCTCTGGTGAAACTTGATGTTAGTGGTGGCGATACTGGTGCTTACCACATCAGTCATCACCGCCTCGTTGCAGATGCTCTCAAAGAGGGCTTCATACTCTTGAGCTTTGGCACCCGCTTCTTGCGTATTCAAGTTGGAGTAGATCTTCCAAGCAATGAATGCAGTCAAGGCACCATAGAGGGTCTCAGGCAGTTCCAATTCCTCATCCAGCTTGGATAGGAGTATTGGACGGTGTTTGGCTTGATACTTTACTCCCAAGCATATACCAGGAACAGGTCTCGGCACCTGTAAAAGATTTGCTTTGGGAGTGAAAAGTGAATTGCGATTCTCTTCGTCGTTCAAAACCAGTTTTCGACCCAGAGTATCATAGACTTCGAGGATCTTGATTACATCTTCCTCAAAAGGTTCAGAGGCCATGTCCTTAATATAAGGATAGGGCACAGATTCACCATCCCAATGAGATTCGGCAAACTGTTTCTTGAGATGGTAGTTGGTGACGGCCTCAACCTGTTCGATCAGGACATCTTTTTCATTGAGGATGAACCGGGTATAGAGTCGAAGCAAACCCTCATTCGTGTGACGAATGATCTTTGGTTGATGCCGCTCCTCAATTGTTCCTTCACCCTCAACTCCCATCGACAAATTACTGAGTTCGCCCAGCGACAGATCACGAAAAAGATCTTCTACATTCATGGATGTCTCCTCAGACTATGTAGGTGGCGAGTGGACTTATTTCACGAGTCTTCTCTTCATCCCACAGATCAAATTCTTTGTTTTCTTCAGGAACAGCGTCGGAGGGTTTCCATGGTTTCAAGAATCCGAGCATTGAAATGGTGTCGATGCAGTCATCTTTACCCTTCAACCCATTTTTTGTTGCCAGTCGGATCTGTTGCATGAACTTGCCCATGATTACAGAGACCTTCATTTCCATCGGGAAGTACATCTTTCCAGACTTGAACCAAGGAACAACAAGATTGAACCGAGCGAGCTTATCCGTAATAGGTCGGATTCCAGCTTCCCCACTCTTTTCCGATGAGGCGAAGTTAAACCAGATGTTTCGATTGATCATCTCACCTTGGAGCCAAGTGATGAAAGCTCCTTGTTGCCCGGTGACCTCAATTCCAACCTGCTGGGGCTTGTATTCTTGAACCAAACGGAAAAGATCATTGATCGACACATCCATAGTCTGCCGCTCAGAGACGCCATCTACCCAAAGCCAGTCCCCAATCGAGTTGTAAGCCCAGACTGAGATTGCTGAATCATCGGCCGTTCGCTTCTTGGAAGTTGCAAAATCGGTTGTGATGTAAAAGTTGTAGGAACCTTTGTTTGCCAGCACTTTTGCACGGTTGTACCAGCGAATCTCTGTCTCCTGTACGAGCCGTTCTTCTTCAGACGAGATCCGAAGCATAAGCTCTTGCATGAAGGACTCAAGTTTGCCGGTTTCTACCGCCATTTTATACTGAGCAGCGATGTAATCATAGGTGAATCTATCGGGCCAAGCACCAGAAAATTCTTCCTTGGTGCAGGGATACTTCTCACAGACCGGCCACACATTCACATCCCAGGCTCCAGACTCGACTGCCTCAATAAGAATATCCATCTTGTTGAAAGGTGTGCCATTGAAGACTACCTTTCTTCTTGTTGGATCAAGAGCATGGTTCACGCCCTTGTAAACAGTGTCTTTGATCGTCATCATGGCAGCACGGGAGTTGGCATCCTCATCGCTCACGAGATCATCGAGCACTGCAAGGGTCGGTCGTTTTCCAAAGATCTTGGTTCCACGTAGTCCGGTCTTTGAACCGAACATTCTGACACCCAATTGATCCCCATTTTTATTTCTGAACTCCATGTAAGTGTCAGTAAAATGTGCTTCAGGAATCCATTGCTGCAAAAAGTCCGATGAGTTATATCTGAACTCGATATTTTTGCGTGCAGACTTCACACCATTTTCAATCGAGTCCGAGACATAGATCATTCCCTCAACGTCACCGAAATTTGGGATGGTGTGGAACACTGCCAAAAATAAAGTGAGGTACTCCATGAACAACGTCGTCTTTGCGGCGCCACGGAAAACCAAGTTGGCAATGTAGGTAGACGGCTCGGCTAGTTTGTCGAGCATTTTGAGGTGAACCGGGGGAGTCTTGTGTGACTCCCCGATCGATCCATTGACGAGCTTGATGAAGTTCATGAACGTCAAGGCGAACTCAGACGGCAAATATAAGTTTGAGTTCAGATCTTTGTAATCGACCTGATTCAACCATTCATCAAGTTCCTGTTTGATAAGTGCCAAGTTAAGCCCCCTCGATGATCGTCTGTTCAGCGATGACTTTGGTGGGCACTCCGGCCGTGATCAAGTCACGTTGCTGAGTTGCCAACTTCACTAACATATCTTTGAGTTCGTTCATCCCTGAGTTCTCCCTCAAATCTATATTGATGAGCGGCCCAGCTTCCTTTGGCTTGGCAAGATGTGTAAGCACTGAGTTGGCTGCCTGTGTCCGAACCAGTTCACTGGCAGCATTGGTCATCAGATCGACCTGCGTATTAATCGCCTTCTGGTAAGCATCATGGTTGAGTACCCAACTTGGAACAAGAGTCTGTTCCAGGATCAGGTTCACCAACTTACCTTTGTTGTAGGCCGAGACGTAAGCCGAGATGTCCTTTGTAGATGTTCCCTTGGCGACGAGTGCCTGATACCTGTTGGGGAAAGTTGCGAAGTAGGCATCCTGATTCGACATGCCCATGAGCTTATGGCTCACATAAATGACTGCGTGCAGGTAATCCTCAGTCTTGAACTTCCCTTCCTGCAAGACTTTGGTGTAGGACATGAAGTTGTCCCGGACCTGTTCGGCCATGATTGGATCGACCACGCAGTTGTTGATCATGTCCACTAAAGATTGAGTGGCCGCACCTTTAAGGTTCGCTGGCAAGGCACGGGTGACTTGTTCAATCGTTACGCTCATAATTACCTCGAAAGGGCCACCCTTCTAAAATATACTGAGTGGCCCCTCCAGTTCAATAGCCTTCGAGATCGAGAAGCCGCATGGAGAGCACAGCCTCATATCCGGTCATGTGCCCAAGCTGGACGATGAGCAGGTCTTTCTGGCTTGAGGAAATGGATTCCCATGCCGCACTGTTATGAAAATCACTCAACTTCTCCAACTTATCCTTGAGTTCATCCCTCTCGATCTTCAGCCGATCGATGAAACTATCGGCCACTTTGTAGCTGCGCTCAAACACATCTTTGGGCGACCACGAGACATATCCCTTGAATCCTTCGACGTTAGGTTTGCCTCCATCGGTGTACTCGACAAGGTATCCAACCTCGGCCGCATCGTCATTGCGAGACAGCTCCCACCCACGAAGTAAGTTGTAGGCACCTTTGGTCATGGTTATAGCACGAATAGTTTTCGTGCCAATATATGTGCTCATCTTGAATCCCATACTCCTCCTATTTGCTAAATTCCTAAATAGACTTTAGACTAGGTTTCAGTTCAGCACAAGTAGGATTCCTAGAAGGGGTAGGGGTAACGCAGAACCATGCCCAAATTCCGGTTTGGGAACCAACAAAATAATCTCTATCAAATTCACAAGGAGATCCAAAAATGGAAAGACCCAAAGTAGACGTACCCAATATGGTTGAGCAAATTCGGCAGATTCAAACTGTCATTGCTAAGACCACCAAGCCGTTCGAGCCACAACCTGTAGTCTCGATCTCCGACGAAGCCTATGCAAAGCTCATGGCGCCTTGCACCAACCCCAGCAGCAATCCCTCTGGAGGAGACCTTTGATCTACATCTCGCAAAGCAAGCTATGAAAAAGATCTTCGGATACATTCTACTCATTGCATTCTGTATCTTCTTCATCTTGATGGGAATCGGTCTATGGTAGAGTACCGAGTATGAAAACCCTCACCATCCGTTTCATCAATGAACCAGATCTCATCTCTCGCCTCATCACATGGCAGACCGACTCCCTCTTCTGTCACACAGAAGGTTTGTCACGAGATGGGCAATCCTGGGTTGGTGCCCACTCTGGAACAGGAGTCCAAGCACGCCCCTTGAACTGGGTCAAACCCACCTTCGAGAAGTGTTACAAGCTCCCCGTCAGTGACGACCAATACGAAGCAGCCATGTCTTTCATGGACTCCAAGATCGGCTACCCCTACGACTATGAAGACATTGTAGGAATGCTCTTTCACAAACGTCTAGGTCTCACCGATCATCAAGTCATTTGCTCGGCCTTCATGCTGATGTGGCTCCAAGCTGCTGGCCTCCAACCTTTGAACGTGCTCGCAGGATATGACGCACTCATCACCCCAGAAACTCTTCACCTAAGCCCGATCCTCATCGGTCATTGTGTGGTAGAGTAATCCTGTGGTTGCAGTGCTGTGCGGGTACTTGCCAAACCCCAGTGAGAGGTGGGGATATAACACTCACAATTCAAGCTACGTCTCCGGTAGTGATTGAATGTTAAGGCTCCCCTACAGGGGAGCCTTTCCTATTTATATTTGGGGTCTTATATAAAAAATCCCTACAATATATTTTTGAAGAAGAATACCCTCAGCATATTTAGGAAGAACACCTTAAATATATTTAGGGGGAGCATACCAAAATTGGTGATGATTATGTTTCATGGCACTGAGACACTGGGGAGACACTGAGGACACGAAGTACCCCCCCGGTAGAACAGGCTTCGCCTGTTGCGGAGGTGTTCCATGGCGAACACGAAGCAAGCAATCGGTAATGTCCTTGATACCGTCATCGGTGTCAGCAACACGATCACTGATACTGTCAACATGGTTGGCAAGTCAGCACGGTACGGCAACAAGTGGATGGATGCGGTGCTTGCAAAGCAGACCATCACACTGGCCATTGATGCTGACCTGTTCA